TAATTCCAAGGGGAAGGTCAATGCTCCCGATATTCATACTTGCCAATACTGTTATCAAGTTTTTTACAAGTGGACAAGCGATAATCGTTGCCCTTATTGCGGATCACTAAAACCTGAAGCAGACCCGCGAACTAAAGAGGGCAAAAAGCAGATAGAACAGGCAAAAATGGTTGAGATAGCCAACCGTAGAGTTGAAAAGGGAGACAGTTTAATTTCTATCTATGAACATTTCAAAGCAAGAAAAACGATGAATATTGGAAGCGTTCACCGACCAATTAATGCTGCGATTAGGCAAAAAGGTGTTTGCAGCAGTGAAGAACTTAATGAGTTTGCAAATTATTTGAACGTTAAAAAAAGTTTCGTATTTCGTCTTTACAACCACAAGTATTAGGATTATAATACTAACATAGTAAAGAAAGGTTAGTGATGGATATGGTTAAAAACGCACCTGTATTAGAAATTGAAGATTTTGGATCTTGTGGATACGATTATCGCGTTGATATTCAGGGAGAAAAAACATTTGGCTATTTAAATCATTTCAGTAAAAGCGGATGGACTCTTTATTTTGGCAGTACTCCAAATGAAGCAGCTATTAGTGATCCTGTGAATTATGGAGGCTACACATTAAGCGAGCTTAAAGAAGAACTTGAGTTTGATCTTACGAATTTTTACATCAGGTTTGGGATTCACGATTGCAGGTATGAATTATAGAAAGGTTGGTAACAAATATGAAATTAAAAGTCGGATATTTAGTTGCATTCAAAAAATATGAAGATATGACTGATGAAGAACATTCAGGAATTAGTAAAGACAGTTTTCCTGAATTTGGTAAAGTTTCAAATGTTAATAATGAAGTTAAACGCTTTTTTGTTGAAGGAGAACCATATGCTTTTAACCAAGGATCAATTGACTACATTATCGGTAAAGGAGTAACAGGAAAAATCAATGTTGGTGATGAAGTGCTTGTAAAGGCAACCGTTAGCAGTACGAATGGAAAATTATTGTGGCTAGAACCGATTATTTTTAAAGAAGAAATAGTAAAAGTCTTAAAACACAAAGAAGAACACTTTATTGTACAAGAAGATCATTACGGCATGTATGTTAATGGTTCTGAAGTATTAGTCGTCAATAAAGACGATGCAAAAATTTACGATTCGCGCAACGAAGCCAATGAAGTGGCTGCGGACATGCACTTGAATGCTTGGGAAGTGATTCCATATGACGATTAAAACCAAGGAACAGGCGATTCAAGATAGCATACGTGTTGCATTGGCAGAACATGGTTATATTGTATTTAGAACCAATGTTGGTAAGGTGAAAACGGCCGATGGCCGGTGGTTCGATACAGGGCTGCCAAGTGGTTTCCCAGACTTAATGGGATATAAGCCTGATAATGGTAAAATTTATTTTATCGAGGTGAAAACACCAATTGGGCAGAGGCGGAAAGATCAGGTGGATTTTGCTGATGGATTGCGTGATAAAAACGTGATCTATGGGGTAGCTCGTTCCGCGAACGAGGCAGTTAAAATCGTACGAGATGAATTAAAAATTTTGGAGGATATGGGGCGGTAAGTTGTGATTGAGTATATTTCGTTCGTGGCCACATTTAATTTAACAGCAATCTTAATGCGTAAATACAGATCGCCATGGGTATTGCTTACGTTAAACATATTAATAACTTTAATTATGATGCTGTTGGTAGAGGCGTTCGGAGGCGATTGAACATGCTTAAATTTTTATTATTGACGATTGCATTTTTGTTTTGTGGATCATGGTCGTTGTTCTTTACACAATTGGTTAAAAACAAGCCAAAAACTTGCTGGTCTATGATTGCTTTGATGTCGGTTCTAGTTTATTATTTATATTGATAACAAATGCAGTATCGTTGTGGGCTAATTGGTAAGCCACAAAGGAATGCAGGTTCGAATCCTGCCAGCGATATAGTTAAAAATTAGCTCCCGTAGCACAATGGTAGTGCACCCGGTTTATACCCGGCACAGTCAGCAGATTACTGAACGATGCAGGTTCGAATCCTACCGGGAGTATTGAATAGGTTCTCACTTAAATAGTGAGGGCCTTTTTTATCTAATTAAAAATAGTTGTTGACTTTGTGGTACAGTGCCACTATAATATAATCATCAAGTAAAGGAGGAACCAACCAATGGCAAAGAAATCGATCACGCCAAGCCTAAGATTAAATGAAGAAGATTATTTGAAGCTCAAGGAACTAAAGGAAAGATATGGAGTTTCGTGGACAAAGTTCATTGCTTACGCGAACACATTATTAGAAAAGGATATGAAAGCTAATGGAAGTCAAGCAAATAGTAAAACAATTCAGAAAAACCATCATTGATTATGGAATCCCAAATGATCAGGTCGTGATCGCTCCTTATTCGAATGGACGTGTATCTGGAGTTACCATGTTCAATGGTATTGATGTTGCAGATTATGTTTCTTGCAATGATCAGTCAGTGAAACTTATGGCTAAACAAGTTGCCAAGGATCTCCATGTGAAATACAAGCGCGGGATAGGGTTCTAAAAGGAGGCTTTAAAGTTGAGAGATGGCTATCAAAAGTTACTTAATTACGTGCAAGAAATCGAAGAAAAACATGGCAGTGTTTGCATGATGACAAAACGCGAATCAAATTACATGCACAAATTGTCCAAACCGTGTTATCGAAACGAATATGTTAACCTTAATAAATACGAAGTGACAATCATTAATAAGTATTTATCTGGAGATATAATCATTCGCCAACTAGCATATTATTTAAACACGACAGATGGCAAAGCATTAAAAATGGCAAAACTTTACGCCATGGGGCGTTATGATCTAACTGATCATCGAAATTACTGGGAGATGAAGAGCAGATGAATGAATTAACCAACGAAGAATGTGAACTTTTAAAATGGGTTTTACAAGCAGTTAACAATCAAGATTCAGTTCAACCACTTGAAAGTTTGGCCGATTTATGCGAGTCGATCGACTTAGGGCTTGCACCTGAAGGACTTGAACGGCCCTACTATGGTATGTCTTTCAAACATCAACTGCTGTTTTTAGCCGAATACACCAAAGCAATTAATAAAATGGAGGAATGAAAAATGTGGTGTTATGTTTTTCTAATTCTAATTGTTTTGTTCGTATCAATGGTGTTTGAAAACACTGAACACGAGTTTTTGAAAGCATTGACGATGTATGTATTGATTGGCGGATTGATGATTGCGATGATGTAATGGGAGGAAAATATGAAATTTTTAGATTTGTTCGCAGGTGTCGGCGGTATTCGACTTGGAATGGAACAAGTTGGTCATGAATGTATAGGTTGGGTAGAGTGGGATAAATTCGCACGCAAAAGCTATCAGGCTATTCACAATCCAGACGGATAATTTACGGAAAAAGACATTAATGATGTTAAAGCGGAATCGGTACCTAAAGCTGACTGTTGGTGTTTTGGATTCCCATGTCAAGATATTTCAGTTGCAGGCAAACAAGGAGGATTTACAAATGGTAAAAGATCAAGCTTATTCTTTAAAGTCACTGGACTTATTAGGGAACTCAAAGAAGAAAATAAACCCAGCTACTTATTCATTGAAAATGTTAAAAACCTACTTAGTATCAACAAAGGGTGGGACTTCGCAAAGTTGCTCATTGAAATGGACGAAATCGGGTACGATGTCGAATGGTCAGTGCTTGACTCAGCTGAAGTCGTGCCTCAGCACAGGGAACGTATCTTCATTGTCGGACATCTTAGAGGACGACGTACCAGAAAAGTATTTCCTATCATCACAGAAAGTCAACAACCTAATAACGAGGTTAAACAAGTAGGTAATCTAAACCCAGGTGGGTCATTCGGTGGCAATCCACAAGTTGGAAGAATTTACGGTGATGGTATTTCACCAACATTAAGTACGATGCAAGGCGGAGGTCAAGAACCAAAAGTAATGGTTAGAGAGGCCACTAAAAAAGGATTTGATATTGCAAAAGCCGGTGACACTATTAACTTAGCTCAGCCCAATAGCAAAACAAGGCGCGGACGAGTGGGACATGGAATTGCGAACACGATGACAACTTCCAATAGTATGGCAACGTTACTTGATGATTTTAGAATTAGAAAGTTAACTCCACGTGAATGTTGGCGCCTACAAGGCTTCCCAGATTGGGCGTTTGATCGAGCAAAACAAGCTGGATTGAGCGATAGCCAATTATACAAACAGGCAGGTAATAGCGTAACAGTTCCAGTTATTAAAGCAATTGCAGAAAATATGGAGGTTTTTAATTAATGGATTACGTAAAATCAATTGAAGCATGGGCTAAAAATCGTGGCCTTGATAAAACTAGTAGCGACAAACAATTAATCAAATTAGTTGAAGAGGTTGGTGAACTTGCTGAAGCACATAACAAAGAATGGCAAGACAAGCAGATCGACAGTTTGGGCGACATTTTCGTTGTATTGACCATCTACGCGTTGCAAAATGATTTTAGGATTGATGATTGTATCAAAGAAGCGTACAACACGATCAAGGATCGCAATGGTAAAATGATTGACGGGGTGTTCGTTAAAGACGAAGACTTGGAGGAATAAAACATGAAATATAGTGAAGCGGAAAAACAGATCAAAGCATTGTCAAGCAAGTATGATATTGACATGGGTTGGGGAAATTTTGAGGTTGTGTATAACGGAAAGACACATATTATTTTTGTCAGTGGCAGTTGCAAATATGGCCTACAGGTTAGTGGAGTAAATACATTTTCCGGTATGCCGTTTAGCAACAAGCTTTATATGATTATGGCAGAACTTGCGATGACACCATTAGATGAACGGCTTGACGAGAAGAAGTATCTGGTAAAGGCGTTTGGAGAAACTCTAAATATCAATGATTTGGGAACTGTAATGCTTTTATTTGAAAATAAATTCAAAACTGAATTTACCATAAAAGAAATCGAACAGCTAATGAAACGTGACGACATTCCGTTGGATTGGAACAAAGTAAAATTGGAGGAGGTCGATTAACATGGCAGCAATCTTATCTTTTATAATTATGATGATTATTTTCATGCGTATCATAGCTTGGCTTGTCAAGCCGTTAATTAAGCCAGTTGCAGGAACAGTTGGAATTGTCGCACTGATCGTATTTCTAGTAAGGAGATTAAAACATGATTAATTTGCAGCAAGGTGATTGTTTAGAACTAATGAAAGATATTCAAGATGGATCCGTTGACATGATTCTATGTGATTTGCCTTATGGGACGACTGCTTCCGCATGGGATAAGGTGATCCAATCAGATAAACTTTGGAAACAATATCGACGCATAATTAAACCACGAGGTGCAATCGTATTATTTGCAAGTGGTAGGTTCACCAATAAGCTTATTAACTCTCAAGATAAAATTTACCGTTATAAGTGGATTTGGATTAAAAACAAACCTGGGAACTTTGTTAACGCCAATAACAGGCCAATGACAGGATACGAAGAAATATGCGTTTTCAGTGATGGGATAACAGCTAACACAAAACATTTAGAGCGAAAAATGGTATACAACCCACAGGGATTAGTTGAAGTTAACAAGGTTATAAAGCAAAGCGATAAAAAGTTTGGAACAATGGCTGGAAAGCGACCTAGCCAAACAAGAGTAACGTTTCAGAAATTTACTAATTATCCAAATGATGTGCTTAGATTTGATGTTGAAAAGAAGCCTCAGCATCCAACCCAAAAGCCAGTTCCATTACTTGAATATTTGATTAAAACGTATACTAATGAAGGTGAATCCGTATTAGATAATTGCATGGGGTCTGGTTCTACAGGAGTTGCCTGTGCCAATCTAAATAGATCGTTCGTTGGTATGGAATTAGATCATGATTACTTCAAGATTGCGGAACAGCGTATTAACGAAGCATTAAAAAATCAGGAGGCTAATTAAAACATGATTAATTATTCATATTCACCAGCAGAACTGAAAATCATTATCGACATTGCTAATAAAAACGAGATTCCGATCACGCTTTATTACAACCACGGTAATCCACAAGTTAATATTCACAGTCGTAGGAATTTCAAGAAATTGTTTTCGTTTTCACATTTAGGTGTTAACTCATATGTACCGTTTTCAACAGAAAAATATAACGAATTATCCCAGTTGTTGAAGCCGTTTATGATAAAACTCAAAGAAGTTGGTATCGAAAAATGAAATGGACAGACGAAGAAAAACACCAAATAGCACGATTCGTTACTATGGGATTATTAGATTCGAAGATTGCTGAACGTATGGACAAAACCAAAGCCTCAGTTAAACACTATAGGCAGCGCCATATTACCGATATTAAAATTGAGGATTCCAAGGAAGTTACAACCGAAGCCAACGGGACGCAAACTGCCACCGTACTTATGCGTTTAAAACACGAACCGGACAAATCGCCGCGAACCATGATGGCACTAACTGGCTATGATCCCGACAAATTCGATTTAATCAGTTCGCAGTACAAAGTTTACGAACAGCATTCAACTGAAGATGGCACAGTCCCTCAATACAGCATCACAGTTAAAGTACGTCCTAAGAACAATATAAGCGTTTCGGAACTAACTGGTATAATTAACCGTGGTATTAAACAGAAGCGCTTAGAACGCACGAGAGACACATTAAAACGTATGCTGGTGGTTCCTTTATATGATTTACATTTTGGAATCAACAGTTATGACAACATGCAACCGTTTCTTGAAAAAATTCAAGCAATCATTAATTCACATTCACTGGAAAAGATTGTGATTGAGGTCGGCGGCGACTTATTGCATTCTGATTATCTAAAAACAACCAAAACCGTCAATGGCACTCAACTTGATCACGTTGATAGTCGTCAGGCATGGGAAGATGCTTCGAGCTTCATCAAAAACATCATTGAACCGGCTATCAAAAATTCAGACGTTACCGAATTACGAGCAATCGGTGGCAACCATGACTTCGACATGCAATGGGCGTTCGTTGAAATGATTCGAGCACGTTATCCGCAATTGTCGGTATTCAATCCAGGAACCTATCGCCAAGTGTTCACTTATGAGAAAGTTTCGATTATGATGGCGCATGGTGATACTGCTAAAGCTAAACTATCTCAGCTGTTCGCAAACGAGTATCCGGTTGAATGGTCGTGCAGCACATGGCGGGAAGTTCACTGGGGACATTTCCACACTGAAACTGTCAAAGATGAAGGAGGAGCTATCCAACGCCAATTCGGTACTCCTAAGCCGTCTGATGGCTACGAGGTTAAGAATGGATATACTATGGGCGCTAAGACTTTAAAGCTGTTAGAATACACGCCAAACGGGTTATACGCTGAATACACATTATTGGGGGAATGAATTATGAAACATGTGGTTATTAATGTTGGCAAAGATAATTATGGCGTTGTTAGTTTGGGAGATGATTTAAAACCATTATCCGATGAATGGGAAACTGGCATAATGTTGGCTGTTTCCATGGACAGAATGATTGAATCTGGGTATTCAAAAGAATTAATCGCAAATATTATTGATGAGGCTTACGAAAGTCGCTTGTAAAATACCGCTAGAAATGGTATATTATTAACAGGCAAACCCCTGCGATAGCTCAATAATATGTTATAAAGTTACAAACAAAAATTTAATAATAACTCAATTCTTACTTACTCCCACATGGAGTGTAAGAAAGTTAGAAAAATATCAAAGTCCTTAAAGAAAAAATAAACTTTTTCTAGGGACTTTTTTTATTACTTTCTAACAACACTATATATATATATAAAAGATATTTGTTTTATTGTTATTATATAAGGGTTTGTCCAAGAATACAATGCTGGAATGCGTGTGTTAGAAAAATGTTTGAGGGCGGTTTGAAAAATTGAAACATGCGTTTTTTTATTACGAAACTCATTCGTGATATAATTTTATTTCGAGGTGATTTTTTATGATTAAAATTTACGATACAAAAAATTGTGCAAAATGTCGGTTGACCGAAAGACTGTTTAACGTGGCAAACGTTGATTTTAAAGTCGTTAAGCCTCATAATAGTGATATACAACGCTTCCGTGAACAGGGATTTCAATCATATCCGGTTGTTGAAACACCCGATCGTTCATGGTGCGGATTCAGGCCTGATCTAATTAAGAAAGCGGTGGGAGGTGCCTAACCTTTGGAAGACAACGAAAAAATTAAGCAGTTGAAGACTTTTTACTCACTGCCAGAAAACCAGCAGAAAGCTATTATGCTTTTATTTTCAGGAAAACAAACACAAGGACGCATAGCTGAAAATGTTGGGGTCGCACGGGTAACGTTAACCTTGTGGCGGCAGAAAGACAAATTCAGGAAAGCCCAAGACGAATATAACCGTTTTATGCTACGTGATCTGACAAATGAAGCTATCTTAACTATGCGTGACTTGTTAGATTCTAGAAGCGAAATGGTGCGTTTTAATGCAGCTAAAGATATTTTAGACCGCTCGATGAGTTATGAACAAACTCGTAAAATCAAGGCAGATGCAGAGCTTGCTGAACTACGTGTAAAGCAGGCTGACGGATCTGCTGATAGTCAAGTGATCGTAAATGTACATCTTCCAGAAGATGGTGATAGTAATGGCTAACACAATCGATTTAAACGTGCCAAAAATCGTTTCTAAGGCGTATTATCCGATGTTCAATAGCAGAGACAGGTATCTGGTTTATAAAGGTTCTCGTGGATCTGGAAAGTCATATGCAGCTGCTGAAAAAGTAATCATTGATATAATCACACGACCGTATGTTAATTGGCTGGTGATTAGGCAATATTTTACAACTCACAAAGACAGCACGTTCGCTACTCTAAAGAAGGTTGCGGCAGCATTAGGAGTATACGATCTGTTCAAGTGGACAACTTCCCCGTTGGAAGTAACCTATAAGCCTACCGGTCAAAAGATATTTTTCAGAGGTATGGATTCTCCGTTGAAAATTACATCGATTACCCCGACAGTCGGTCAATTATGCCGGGCGTGGTTTAACATATCAGGCCACGTTAAAGTCCTTTAATTCGGGGAAACTCTAAACGCACAAAGGCGTAGACAATCCCGAGCGAAGCTATTAATAGTGTGGTATAATTAAGCATACGAAGATATGAAAGGTGTGTTTAATTATGGAAGAATGGAAAGATTGCGAAGACGGTTATATGGTTAGCAGCTACGGGAGGTTTTATTCAAAACTTGCTGGAAGGTGTTTATCTATCAAATCACTAAATCAAGATGGATATGTGAAAGTTGCGCCTCACGGCCATACTCAATTGCTAAACAGACTTGTAGCTAAAGCCTTCATTCCAAATCCTTACAATAAAAGTACGGTAAACCATATAGATGGTAATAAAACGAACAACCATGTTGATAACTTAGAATGGTCAACACGTAGTGAACAAATGATTCATGCTTACAAACATGAGCTAAAAAAACCAATGCGAGGATCTAAAAATGCCAATTCAAAACTTACTGATGAGCAGGTCAAAGCGATCAGGAAAGAATATGTTCGCAGAAGCCAGACACACGGAACTGTTGCATTAGGGCGAAAGTATGGTGTTAGTAATCGTGTTATAGGCCTCGTTGTTCGTGGACTTGCGTATCGTGATTAATAGAACGTGTAACGACTATCGAAAACGCACTGCGGTGCAGTTAGTAGAGTAAACCTCAAGTGAGGTTGAAAGAGGGACGGTAGGCAAACGCCACCAATAGATAGTCTGAACTGTTAGGAAACTAGCAGAGTAACAGCGGAAACGGTTGTTACGTAACATTTTGTGAAGAAGCATATGAATTAAAATCATTAGATGGATTTAACACAGTAGAGGAATCGCTTCGCGGTGAACTGGACGATCCTAACGGTTTTTATCAGACGGTCATTACTTTTAACCCTTGGTCTGACCGCCATTGGCTTAAATCAGAATTTTTTGATGATAATATCAAGCGAACAAACGTTAAAGCATTTACAACAACATATAAAGACAATGATTATCTGGACAAGGCTTACGTTGATTCATTAAAAGAAATGTTAGTACGTAATCCTAATCGTGCTCGTGTGGCCGTGTTGGGCGAATGGGGAATTGCTGAAGGATTGGTATTCGATGGATTATTTGAACAGCGTGACTTCTCGTATGATGAAATTGCTAACCTTCCAAAATCAGTTGGCCTTGACTTCGGTTTCAAACATGATCCAACTGCTGGTGAATTTATTGCTGTTGACCAAGACAACCGAATTGTTTATATTTACGATGAATTTTATAAGCAGCATTTATTGACAAACCAGATTGCACAAGAATTGGTTAAGCACAAAGCGTTAGGGCTGCCGATTACAGCTGATAGTGCCGAGCAACGTATGATCGTGGAATTGTCACAACAACACCGTGTCCCGAACATCAAGCCGTCAGGTAAAGGCAAGGACAGCGTTATTCAAGGTGTTCAATACATGCAATCATACAAATACGTTGTGCACCCACAGGTTAAAGGATTAATGGAGGAATTTAACACTTACGTGTATGATAAGGACAAAGAGGGCAATTGGCTGAACAAACCAAAGGACGCTAATAACCATGCAATTGACGCATTGCGCTATGCCCTTGAGAAGTACATGTTCGTTCGTGCTGGGCACTATATGAATTATCAGCAACGCGTATCGACACTTAAAAACTTAGGATTATAGGAGGCTAGTCATGAGATACAACGAGCATAAACAGGCCAATCTAATTTATCAGGAATCGCTAGATAATTTAACGCCTGATAAAATTATGAAATTTATTGCGCACCATTTCAATTTTCAGCGCCCACGTTTAGAAATGTTGGACGCTTATTACCAAGGCTATAACAAGTCTATTTTAGATAAGGATTCACGTCGTCATGAAGATGGTAAGTCTGATCACCGGGCAACACATTCATTCGCAAAATATATTTCAGACTTTCAAACGTCATATTCAGTTGGTAATCCAATTAATGTAAAACTACCTGATGATGGCAGCAATGCCGGATTCGACACGTTTAATAGAGCAAACGATGTGGATGCCGAGAACTACGATTTGTTTTTAGACATGACGCGTTATGGTCGTGCTTACGAATATGTCTATCGTGGTGATGATAACGAAGAGCATTTAGCTAAGCTTGATCCGCTAGACACGTTTGTTATTTATTCAACTGACGTAGACCCGCAACCAATCATGGCTGTTCGTTATCATCAAATCGAATTGGTAGATGATAACCAAGTTTCTAAAATTAATTATGTTCCAGAAACGTGGACGTCTGACACGTATACACTTTATAAGCCAACTCCGATTATGGGCAAGATGAAAGTTGATTTTGAAAAGCCGATTCCGACATTCCCAGTTATTGAGTTTGACAACAGCAATTTTAGATTAGGCGACTTTGAAAACGTGTTGCCGTTAATTGATTTATACGACGCCGCACAATCTGACACAGCCAATTATATGACCGATTTGAACGAGGCCATGCTGATTATTCAGGGCGACATTGATACGTTGTTTGAAGGATCAGATGTTATGAATACGATTGATCCTAATGATGAAGGCGCAATGACTAAATTAGCACATGACAAATTAGAGTTAATCAAGGAAATGAAAGACGCTAACATGCTGCTACTTAAATCAGGCATGACAGTGAATGGCACGCAGACTTCGGTTGACGCAAAGTATATCAACAAGGAATATGATGTTACTGGTTCAGAAGCGTATAAGAAGCGCGTGGCTGGAGATATTCATAAATTCAGCCATACACCAGACTTAACCGATGAGAACTTTGCAAGTAACAGTTCCGGTGTAGCTATGCAATATAAAGTGTTAGGAACAGTTGAATTGGCAAGCACGAAACGCCGTATGTTTGAACGTGGATTGTATGCGCGTTATCAGATTATCAGTGACATCGAAAGTTCAATCCATGGTGATTGGACATTTGATCCACAGGAATTAACATTCACATTCCGAGATAATTTACCAGCTGACAGCATTAGTCAGATCCAAGCATTGGTTCAGGCTGGAGCAACATTGCCGCAGAAATATTTATATCAACAATTGCCTGGAGTAACTAACCCACAAGATATTGTTGACATGATGAAAGAACAAGGAGATAAGGGAGATTATTCGTTTAATCAGAATGGAATGATGAGTAATGACGGACAAACAAATTCAGCAACTCCGGAAGATGATGAAACAGTTCGCAGACAGCAAAGCTAATCAATCACAGAGTGATGCTGAAATTAGAAAGATAATCAACGGATCTAAGAAAGATCTATTGGCGTTCTGGTATGCTTTGAACGAAAAATACGAAAATTATACCAAAGCCAACGATTCACAATTACCTGATAATGAATTAACTAATATGGTTAATCAGCAAGCGCTGAAAAATGGTGTATCTGTTAAATCGCCAGCTAACAATGACGAATTGATTATGTACGCTGCATATGTCGCTGCGGCTGCTGTGGCTATTGGACTGATTAGCCATGTATCTGCTAAGCTTAAAAGCGAATCGAAATTAGTAATTGATAAAGTTAGTTCAATGTACAATGTCAAAGCTGACGTATCAGAATCAGCAATCAATAAATTGGTTGATGGTAAGATTGAAGGTGTTAATTGGAGTGATCGGATCTGGGCAAACCAAGACGCACTGAAGAATGATGTTAATCGTATTATGAAGCAAGCACTGCTCGCACATACGAACCCAGTATCACAGACGAAACTTATTCGTGATAGATATAATGTTAACGAAATGCAAGCACGAAGATTGTTGCGAACCGAAAGTGCTCGCGTTATGGCACAGCAAGGAATTGATAACGCAAAAGATTTAGGATATACTAAAGTCATGTGGGTTACTAATACGGCTGCCTGTCGCATTTGTATGCCACACGATGGCAAGAAATATACATTAAACGAGGCGGATGGAATGATTCCAGTTCACCCGAATTGTTTATGTAGTTGGGTTGCTGTCGATTAAAAAAATAAAAAAATGTCGTGATGGGAATAATTGATTGGTCATGATTGTGCATAGCGTAATTGGGATTGTAAAATCAATTATCCGTGTCGGGATAGGAGGATTATCATGCCAGAAGATACTACTAGCACCGAAACAACTGAAAATACTGAAGCAACGGAATCGGAAGATTCAATCACGTTAACACCAAAGGAATTACAAGCAAAACTTGATTCCGAAGCCGACAAGCGTTCTGCTGCTGCTATCGAAAAAGCCAAAGCAAAGTGGGAAGCCGACCAAAAGAAAGCGATTGAAGACGCCAAAAATGAAGGTGCTAAACTTGCAAAAATGTCTGCTGCCGACAAATTGGCCGAAGAACAAAAGCAACGTGAAGAAGCGTTTAAGCAACGTGAAGCCGAATTAAACAAGCGTGAATTGTCGTATAGCACAAAAGATTTATTGGCCGAACATGGATTACCAACTGAAATGGCCGATTCACTTATTGCGTTAGGTGATGCCGATGCGATTAAGAATGCTGTCGAAACGTTGAAAGCTTCAGTTGATTCAGCGGTTAAGGAACAAGTGGAAAAAGCTGCGCAATCAACGCCACCTGCGACCGGTGCTTCCGTGCTTGGTGATCCTGAAGATCCATTCAGTAAGATTATGAGCCAATACAAAAAATAAAAAAACGAGGTTTTAAATTATGGCAACTACTAACAACAATTTACCAGTACGCGTTTACTCCAAGCAATTCTTACAATTGCTATCAACCGTTTACCAAGCACAATCTGTATTCATGCCAACATTCGGTGCTTTACAAGCATTAGATGGTGTTCAGAATAACGCCACTGCATTCAGCGTTAAGACTAACGATATGGCCGTAGTAGTTGGTGAATACAGCACTGACGCCAACACCGCATTCGGTACTGGCACGGCAAAATCAAGTCGCTTCGGCGAAATGAAAGAAGTTATTTACGCAGATACCGACGTGCCTTATACTGCTGGTTGGGCAATCCATGAAGGTTTAGATCAGATGACCGTTAACAATGATTTAGACGCAGCTGTTGCTGATCGGCTGAATCTACAAGCACAAGCCAAGACACGGTTATTCAACGTTGCGATGGGTAAAGCATTAGCAGCCGCTGGTACTGATTTAGGTGCCGTTAGTGACGTCAATGCGTTATTCGAATCGGCAGTTGAAAAATATACCGACTTAGAAGTTATCGCGCCTGTTCGTGCATATGTTACTGCTACGGTTTACAATGCTATTATTGACTTAGCTAACGTAACCACTTCAAAGAACTCCGCTGTTAACATTGATACTAACGGTATGGTTTCATTCCGTGGGATTGCTATTACCAAAGTTCCTACGCAATACATGGGCGGCAAGGCCGTTATCTTTGCGCCTGACAACGTTGCTCGTGTATTCACCGGTATTAACATTGCTCGTACTATCCAAGCTATTGACTTTGCTGGTGTTGAATTACAAGGTGCTGGTAAGTATGGTACGTTTATCTTAGACGATAACAAAAAGGCGATCTTCGCTGCAACCCCAAAAGCGTAGCGCCGAATAATGCTACCGGGATTGAGACTTCTCAAAAAACGGCTAGCATTAAAGTAGGCGATACTCGCAAGATCACAATCACCACTGTTCCAGCAAATGCCGATAACAGCGCTGCTGTGATTGCAGGTGTTACTTGGAAATCATCTAATGAAGCAGTTGCAACTGTAAGT